TATTAATGTTCATAGCAATGATGAGCAGGGTTACTATAAATCCGACTATACCAAGATTCTGTCCAAAAGGATGGTGTAAAGAATATGAAACGTCTAAAGTACTTAAATGTACCAGATGTATTCCTTGGAATAATGACACTTTAACAATTAATAAATAGATGAACAAATTTAAAATTTTTGCGATTATTGGAGGAATGATCTTGTTGTCAATGCTTTTAACAAAAGCCTGTTTGTATAAATATATTCAACCTAATGAGGTTGGTGTATGGATGACAAACGGTGGGATGAACGGAGCGTTAGATTACCAAGTTTGGACAGGCCATTTTCCTGTTGACTTTAATCCATTGACCAAATCATTTACGCTTCCAGCACAACCTTGGACAGTAGACCTTCCTGAAAAGAAAGTTTATTCAAAAGAGAATGGTGAGTGGACAATTGATCCTTCTTTTACTTTTAGTATTGATAGGAGTCAAGCACCACTTGTATGTTGGAAGAATAATGCTCTTTTAGGGTCAGGGGATGAAAAGTTTCTTGAATCAGTAGGGAATCACATTCTTACACCACTTGTGAATAATGCTTTTATTGAGATTCTTGGTGATAATCGTGATACAGTAATGATGAACGAGAAAGTCAAGATTCAAAAAATGCTTGAAGATTCGGTTCGTTCAGCCTTTAAGCGTGTTGGATTTAATGTTGAGAATTTTGTTACTGGTGTTACACCACCAGAAGCGATTCTTAAAACAAATCAGGCTAAAAACAATGCCTTACAGGCAGTGTATAAAGCAAAGGCTGATGTTGAACAAGCAAATGCAGAAGCAGCAGTTAAAATAGCAACAGCCAATGCTGATGCTAAGGCTATGTTAGTGACAGCAGAAGCAGATGCTAAAGCAACACAAATGAAACAGCAAGTTCTTACACCATTGATGATTCAAAAACTTTGGATTGAAAAATGGGACGGGGCTTTACCGTATTATCAAACTGGTGGAAATACTAGTATGTTAATGCAAATTCCAAACAAACAGTAAAAACCAAAGGATAATAATAGTATAGCGTATCAGGTTAATAGGCTTGTAAGATTCTGAATGGTTGACGCTATTATATCGTGGTTTTTAAGGAACTTCCTACTTGCCAGAAGTTCCGATTTAGGAGAGGTGACAGAGTCCGGTTTAATGTAGCAGTCTTGAAAACTGCCGAACCATCAATGGTTCCGTGGGTTCAAATCCCACTCTCTCCGCATTTTTAAAATTAAAAATAAAAACATGAATAAATTAATTATTGCTTTATTGGATTTGGAAAACACAACAACCCAAATACCAATGTTTGAGGATGTCCTCAAACAAGCATACAACAAACAAATCACTTATCTCCCTATTGCTATGGAAACAACTAACCCTATTTATTATAGGAATGTTTGTTCTGTACCAGCAGGACGTTGGTGTAGAAATGGAGAACCTGGAACTTACCAAGGCTTTCGTTATGAAGGCTTAACTGATGACCGTCGGGCTATAAATGCTTTCATGTCAGATGCTTTTAATATGGTTAAACTTATTGCTGCTGGTAGAAATCAGATTGTAGTTTTACATAGTGAGACGTATGTTCGTGAAGCAACAATGTTGACAACTCTGATTAAAGGACTACAACTCGAATGTGAAGTAATACAAACTACAGAACTATGATAACAGGTTATGTTATTTTTGCATTACTAACTTCTATAATAGAAGGATGTAGAGAAGGTATTAAAGGACATGGTGTTAGTTACCAAGTAATATGTTATTTAATTCTTTATTCTATATTTTGGCCGTTATATTGGGGAATTCATCTTGGTTTTATTTGTATTGATAAAAAATGATTTACTATTTTACGATAGGATTTATAGTAGCAATTTGGTCTATCGAGTCTTTTAAAAAGACAGAGAAAAGAAAGTTAAGTTTTAAACATGTAATTATACTATTATTTATTATGACTTTTTGGCCGTTTCATATAGTCCTCTGGTTAAAGAAATTATACACACTCTCCAATAGGAAGTAAACAATGGGTCGTGCCGATGTGAAGTAATGGCACAGGGAGAGTTCTTGGTAAATTACCAAAAACCATTACACAACGGAATTTAGGATCTGTCTTATTCTTCTCTTATTCCGTAGAAGTTGACAGATTTTATTAAAGCCTGTATAGCTCAATGGTAGAGCAGTTGATTTGTAATCAACAGGTTGGGGGTTCGAGTCCCTCTATAGGCTCATTTTTCATTCATTAAAATTATCACTACAACAACATGAAAAGTATCTTATTGTTTTTTTGCATTATTCCATCGTTCATTTTTGCACAGAAATGTGTGAAAGTAGAATCATTGATGGATATTAAACAATCTATTGTAGTAGAAACTACAATTAGTAAATTGAAACTTCAAACTTATGGTCAGAGACAACTGGAAGGAAATGTTTCTTTTCCAGTATTTGTTTCTCCAGAAGGAGACGAATATATTCTTAAACTTTACAATAAAAAACCTGTCTTTGAAAAGATTGACGGGTATTATATGTTCCCATGATAGCAATAGCACAATACTTCCATTACAAGATAGTGGAAACAATGCCGCTTGAAAAACTTGAGGATTTTAAAGATCATCACAGACTTCAAGTCTTTTACCACAAAGGTTGCAAATGTGTACAGTGTGGTATTGAGGGTACACAATTAGCAGTTGGCATTGGAAGAAACAGCACACATATTGATGTTTACACGGATGATTTTTACCCGTTGACGGTAGATCATATTCAACCTAAATCTTTAGGTGGATCAGATGATCTATCTAATCTACAACCAATGTGTTGTTTGTGTAATTGGTCTAAAGGAAACGGAATAAATCCAGCAAGACCAAATAGATCTAAATACCCAAGCGATAAACCTTTACAGCAAGTACAACCTCAAGGTATTCCATTTAGTAGACTTCATAAACATCAAGTTGTTCTTGTAACAGAAAATACAGTAAAATTAGGAAAAAAGGTTTATAGAAGAAAAGACAATAACACTTATAAACTACTTGGTGTTATTACTGAAATAACTATTAGCCCTAAAACAAACGAACCTTCTGTAAAAGTAGCAGATAAACCTGATTCATTTTTTCACATTCGATCAATTTATTTTAAAAAATGAAAACATACGGTGATTTTCCCGAAATTATTCGGGAAGTACTTAAAATAAGAGTTGGGGCAAAATATAATCACGGAACAAAAAGTACTGCTAATACAAGAGGTGATGGTTTTGAGTGGGAAGATTCTCCCGAAGGTTTTGATTTTTGGGCAGAGGTATTAGATAAAGGAGAACATCAAGCATTCTTTGATAAATATCCTTTGCGTCCTTTATTATATCCATGTAATCAACATGATAAGTGTATAGCCTCTGTAGATATAGCGTTTGAAGGAGTAGATATAAAACGCGGTACTGTTTTAAAGAATGGTTCAGGTTTTTTACCACATAGGTTATGTGACTACAATCGCTACATGAAACAGTTTAACCCTAATCCACAACAAGAAAGTAATCCTTTTAACATTGATTATTCCAAATCAGATTGGTGGAAAATACTTGAAGAAGGGGATGAAGTAGTAGTGGTTGAATTAGCAAACACTTTAGGTCTTAAATGGCACCATCTTGAAATAGGTACAGTTTTGAAAGTTACAAATAAAGACGTTCGTGAAATAGAAAAAAATGAGCATCTTGTCTGTTTTGACAATAATCGTTGTGTTGTTAATTTCACCTACAACATGGTAAAACTACACAAAAAGAAAAATAAACAATCACATAATTACAATTTTAATACACATGACGTATCAACAGATTCTGGAACAGTCAGACAACCAATTGGAACAGGAAGCATTAGTGTTCCGGGTGGCAAATGCCAAATTGCAAATTCAAGCAGACTTGCTGGAACAGCAAAAAGCATTGTCCCTAGCCCGCCAACAACTAAAACTGGTTTACTTTCGCCCGTTCAACTCATCAAGCATCATTGACGCTAAGATGGTTGTTAAAGCGTTGGAGAACGGCTTAAAAGAATTGGAAGAACTGCAAGCAGAATTATTTCCTGCTTAAACAAACATGATTTACATACTTCTGGTTGAGCAAGACCCAGACATCATCTTGATGTGGAATTAGAGCAAGGGTGCAAATCCCTTCCAATCTATAAGAATAACACTTTAGTTATTTTGGTTGTATCGGGTATGTAAATCTCTTTTAAACAATTTTAAATTCAAATTATATTATGAAACGTCCAAACGGAATTTCACTTTTTTTTGGTAAAGATCGGTATGATCGTATTGCCAAATTCTTCACCCCTGTTCTGTTCTTCCTTTGCCTAAGCATTTGTGTTTTTGGTCAACAAGGAGTAAAGCAAAACTGGTCAACCAAACCAGTTGCAACCGTTGAAAGTCTAACCAAAGACGCAAAAGTATTTGATACTTTTGTAGACGGTGGAACAGTATATCTTCGTAATAAACCTGATGATAAGGGTCAAGATTATCATTTTATCATTGTTCAAAAAAAAGATGGTACGTTGAGTAAAAAACGTATCTATCCGATACTAAACCAGTAAATCTATGAAAGCATTCATTTTTTTATTCATGCTGGTTTTTATGGGTTTGGGGTGTGTTGAACACCCTGAACCTATACCGGTATTACAGCCAGAAGTATATTTCCCTAAAGAACAACCAAGAGATACAGGTATATACCTCATCTGGTGGTCTGTTCAATTCAGAGAAGGTTATAGTAGTGAAGTATATATCTGTCCCGGTGGTAAAAAATCGTCAGGATTTGGGAATACACACAATCCTAAGACTACTACTGAACGTGAAGCAGCATACACATTATATGATACGCTGTATTATTATTATAGTGTAGTATCAAACAAGTATCCAAGTTTGTCTGAACAACAGAAGTGGGCTGTAGTTAGTATTGCTGCAAATTGCAGGTGGAATAGTATTTTTGGTAAAAATAGTTCTTTTAATAAGGCACTGTTAAACCAATCTGTTCCACCATTTGAGTTATATTGTTACGATGGGAAAGGTAATAAGCGTATGAATCTGCTACAAAGCAGGTTGTACGAAAAAGCCTTATTTACTCATTCAGATAGTCTTATATGGATAAATCCATATCGAGATTATACTGATGAGGAAACAACGGTTTTTGATTTACAAATCTGGTATAAATACCATTATAAAGATCGTTATGGTAGTTAAACTTAATAAGGAATTTTGGTTAAGGCTAAAAGAAATCTATGAACCAAGTACTAATACGATATACACTCCCGGTTTTTGTTATTTCAGTAAAGAATTTGAAAGTCTTTGGATGACATCACAAGACCAAGATGTTATTGATTTAACAAACCAGTTTTTAGAATCAAAAGAAGGAAAACCGTTTTCTGATTTATTTCGGACTGATAGTAAATTTTTATTTGTGTGTGCAAAAACAGTTACAGTATCTGAACAAATTGAAGTAAGAAAACAATTTCTTGAATGGGTAATAAAACACAGCAATGAGTAACATAAACAAAAAATTGCTATTAGCAATTCAAGCAGAATATCAACCTACCAATGAGGATTATTTTCTTTGTGATTCTTCTTCTACATTTAAAAGATTATGGTCTAAAGATCGAAATGAGATTAGGGATTTAGCAAGATCTTTTATGGAAATTAAAGAATACGAAGAAGAATATGATGATTTTTTCTTTGTGGGGTCTGGTGTTTTGTTTGTTCATCATACAGGACTATCTTTTGAATCTGTAGATCAAAAAATACAAATACGTCGAGATTTTCTTGACTGGTTGATAAAAACGATAGATAATGAAACATCTGAAACAATTTGAAATTGATGGAAAATGGTATTTCGACGAATCTGTTTATGAGATAGGTGATTATGCTGTTGTAAGAGAAGAAGGTTGTGTATGGCCAGTTAGTACTATTCTTAGATGCTTAGATGAAGCAAGAAATGGTCTACCAGCATATTTTGAAAGAAAGGGTTCCAAAGAGGAAGCATTACAACATCCTGAATATATTCAGCCATTGTGGATTTATAATAGTGAAATGATTGCAAAGTATTTGGAAAGAGGTTATCAGATTAGAAACCAAGTAAATACCACAATACCACAGGATATTTTAGTACAATTATTAAAATATCACAATAGTAGAGTATGTCTCTCTTCAAACAATTATAAAGAAATAAGAGTATCTCTGTTATTTCATACAGGAGAATCTAAAATGTACCAGATTGATAACTGTGACTCAAAAGATCAAATGTATGAAAAACTTAAAATTGAACCAACAACAATAAAAATTATTAACAAAGAATATGAAAGACAACACACAACAAACAGTAGTGTCCATCAAGGACACGAACTTTTTATCCTTCGCGGAACGGCAGTTATTGAGCAAGGAAACAGTACAACAGGAAGATCTTGCAGTATTGGTAATCGAGCGAAAATCATCGTTTGAAATTAGCATTGCTAAAACAAAGCAAAGTATTGCTGCTAAAAACCGAGATTTTCAGACTTTTCTACGTGACGGTAATCCTGTTAAAATCGTAGAAACAGCAAGTGAAATTGAAAGTCTTGAGAAAGGTCTTGAATTGCTTGAAAAATACTACAAGATTCTTTTTCCTGCTTAACTAATAAATCTCAAAAAACCAAAACGCACCCGTAGCTCAATGGATGAGCAATTCACTTCTAATGAATAGGTTACAAGTTCGAGTCTTGTCGGGTGTACTAATCAAAATATAAAAAAAAAGAATAACTAAAACATGAATATTTTAACAAAAGAGTTTTGGTTACAAGTTCAAGAAGAATTTGAAGAAAACCCTTCACATTTCTTATGTTGGGCAAGTGATACTTTTGAACGTGCTTTTACTCTTAGTAATATTAATGCAGAAAATTATTTTGCAGATCTTGCTGAAACATTTTTAAACGAGCATCCACAATGGGCGGCGTGTTTTAAGTCTTTAAACAACTATTGTCTTTTATTTAAAACGCGTGATCCTGCTAATACACCAAATTCTCTACGTCAACAAGTTAGAAAAGAATTTGTTGACTGGATGGTTCAAAAATTAAATACTAAAGATGACAAAACAAGAAATTGAACAAAAAATTGCAGACTACAAAAAAGTCATGGAACAAAATTCTGACAACATTCAGGTGATAGTTCACTGTGGTGATAAAATACTTGATCTTGAAGCACAGTTGGAAGGAATCCAAAACCCAATAGTTTATTTACCACCACAATAACCAAATGGGCCATTAGTTCAGATGGTTAGAACAACGACCTCATAAGTCGAAGGTCACAGGTTCAAGTCCTGTATGGCCCACTAATAAAAACTTTTTTAATTTTTCATAACTTTTTTAACTTTTCGTCAACATGACAACAAATCTTAAATTTAACAGCACTTACAACAATTTTTCCGGTTTGATGAACACCCGAGTGGAAGTCACTTCTGAACCAGTGGATGCAACAGCAGCACTAAACGCTGATGTTACAACAATGTCTTTCAATGTGCGTCTTGCAGAAGATGAACGTTTTATCTTTTTCAATCAAATATCTGGTGAAGTTGTTGAAGGAACTATTAAAGCAGGTGAATTTTCCGTGACTGCTCGTGGAGCGCAATTCGAGCCAATGGTACATGTAAAAGGCAACAAATGTCTCCTGAACATCAATGTTCGTGCGGAAGACAATGCTGTACTTTTGACAGCAAGTAAACTGGTTAACACTATCAATCGTCCAATCGTTACTTTTACTCGGAAAGCAGTGGAACCAGTGGTTGAGGTTGCAGCAGAATTGGCAACAGCGTAATTAATTTAATCATAATATAGAACAGTATCCTTGAGAAATGTCTTGGGGATACTGTTTAATTTTTAACATAATCTGATATGGAATTTAAAAGAGTACCGAAAACACAAGAACACAGGCTAACTGCTTCTACTAGAGCAGCATTGGCATACATCTATCTTCTTTCCGAAGAACGGGAGAATATGGATAAAGTAGGAATGCCTACAAATATATTTTACTTGTTTCCAATTAAGTTTGTAGATGATCTACAATCTGTTGGAATGGTAGAATATCGTGGTAATAAAACAATTGACGGGCAAGAACTACCAAACGTCTATATTACGGACTATGGTCGTGCAATAGCACGAAAACATGGTCTTTCAAGTCGGGTATATTATATCCCGGAAAATATGCGAAACTACAGGTTCGTACCAAAGCACCTGCTTGTAAAAGCAGTAAACGTTATTATTAGTCTTTTAGCCTTTTGGGGTGAAGAAGAACTAATTAACAACATCACAAGAAAACTAAATGCTATGACCATATCATCTTGGAAAGACGAATGGAATAACATGGATAAATAAATAAATCTCACAGGTTGGGAAATGGCAGGTATTCTTGCTATTTCCCTTTTTTTACACCCTTCGATGGAAGACAAAGCATATTATAAGATTGGTGATGTGGTTATTCGCAAGAAAGTTCAAATGACCCTAAAAGAGTTTATTGGATTCAGACTTGCTGAACACCATAACCAGACAGGAAAGAAAAGGGTAACACTTAAAGAGAACCAACCATCTGACAGAAATACAGAAATCACCAATACTGAAATCTGGATGGCTGTTACAGAAAATGGTACTTTGTTAAAGGTAAAGATGGAAGTTTCAAAAAGACATGTTGATCTGTATGCAAAAGATGAATCTGTATACAATGGAACTGATCGTATAAGTGTTATCAATGACCATAAACCAGAACCGATCACACGTTCTTATGAAGAATGTGAATCTGGTGAATGGAATTACACAGCATATAAAAAATGGGAAATTGTAGAAAATCAAAAACGGAAACAATTAAACCAGACATTGTTCTTACTTGAGAAACACATTCAATCAAATGTGGTAAGACCAATAGCAAAAGGAACTTCAAGAGCAAAAGAACATCAGGTTAGGTGTGTTGCTATTTATATAGCAATGCTTAAACAACAAAGAGCCTATCCTACAATTATAGGACATAACAGGATTAACAGGTTCCTCAAAACATATCCGGGAACTAAGGAATTGTATAACCAGATTTTCGATGAGTTTATTGCAAAATTTGAATATAAAGAAACGACAAGTACAAAAACAAGCCGTAAAAGAGTGGTGGAAAACTAAATTTGCTACTGTTCTTATGCATACAGGAACAGGTAAAACTTGGGTGTTCTTTGATTGTCTGATAAAGTCTAAATACAGACATTGCTTGATTCTCGCAGAAACAACAATCAGAGAAAGAAATATACAAGATGATAGACAGAAATACATTGAAGTATTTGGTATTGATCCTTTTAAAGATGTGACTGTTGTGTTTATGTGTTATCAATCGGCATACAAAACAACAATACAAAATATCTTTCCAAAAGGAAAAGTATTCGTGTTTGCCGATGAAGTACATGAAATGTGTACAGATACCAGATGGAACTTTGTCCGTAATAGTAATTGGGATAAACACTACTTCCTTGGCGAATCTGCTACACTAGATAATGTAGGACAGTTTCAATTTGAAGATACAACAGATACCAAATGGAATTGGTTAAGTCAATTTGCTCCTGTATGTTTTGAATATCATATAGATCAAGCAAGAGAGGATAATACAACAAGACAGTTAGAGATTATTACATATCTCCACACTCTTGATAAGGTAAATAAGAATGTTATTACGGGCAATAAGACACTTAAATGGGCCACAACAGAATATCTTCAAAACGATTTTTTAGATCAAGATTTTAAGAAGACTCTTTGGTTGCCAAGAAGTCCTACAAAAGATTTTCTTGTTAGAAATAAGGCAATGAATCGTATGAGATTCTTACATAGTCTTCCATCTAAGATTGAAGCATGTAAAAAACTACTACAAATTTTACCGGGTAGAACTCTTGTGTTTGCTTATGATTCCAAAACCCTTATTGCTTTAGGGATTCCTGCAATAGTTTCTGAAAACAAGAATGTCGAGAAAGATTTACAAGATTTTATTAACGCTGAAATATTTCAGATAGGCAGTAATAAGATGTTATTGCAAGGTGCAAACCTAAATAAGATTGATAACATTATATTTCTATCGTATGATGGTAAGTCAGGAAAAACCAAACAGAAGGCTGGTAGGGCAAGACAAGACCTTCCTACAGGTAAAATCATTATTTTTAAAACAATTGGGACTCAAGAAGAAAAATGGTATGAATCTATGATACCACCACTTTTAGGATTTCCACAAAAAACAATTACTGACATAAATGAGATTAATAGATGAAATCCTCGATGACTTTGTAAAGTTTATCGAATTTATTATAGGAATACAGATTCCTACATTTAAACATTGTATCCTTATTACGTGGCTGTGTATATTTACACCTTGGTTAATACTAAACAGTATTGTTTATAAGTTATTAGATTCTGATATTCTATGCGAAGATAGGACACCACTGGTAACAATTAATGATGACATATCTTTTCACCATAAAAGATATAAGCAGCCAATTGTTATTTATTATGACATATTGTTTTTTACAGGTACATTGTTTCACACATCAATTCTTTTGGTTTTATGGTAGAAGATTTAATTGAAGAACCGGAAGGAGAAGTAACATCTCTCGTACCAGTTCATAAAATAGATACTTTTATAGCACCATTTATAAACAGTCCGTCTGGAACAAAATGGTATGCTGAAAATTGTATTACGGTAGAAGATGATCCTTTGGTTGTAAAAGCCAAAAGATTATTTTTTACCAAATTTATTCAAAGATTCTTAAACTAATGAAGCAACTTGTAGATATTGAAGTGTTTTATCAGCATTTTGAGATTAGTCTTGAAAACTATAAAACACATGAAAAGATTGATTTTCAGGTAAATCAATTTAGGGATGATAGGATTACAGCAAAACAATATCTTAGAGATTACAATGGATTTATGATCCATTTTAATGGTATTAAGTATGACTTTGCTGTACTTGCTTATATAGACAGAAACAACTGGTTTCTTAATAAGTCTGTATTGGAATTTTGTAAATTAGTTAAAGAGTTTTCAGATCAATTAATCAACTCACAAGATGAACTGTTTGTCTATAAGTATATAGGTCATTTTACCAAGATCACACATATAGACTTGTTTCTTTATTGGGCTAAACTCTTACGAATAAGTAAAAAGATTAGTCTCAAGGCTTTGGGTATTCAGATGAATTATCCGGTTGTTCAAGAGTTGCCATACCCACCATCTATACAAGAGTTAACTTACGATCAGATACAAGAAATTCATCATTATTGTTCTGTACATGATTTAGGGATACTTAGGATGTTATGTGACCAAATGGAAGGCGGTAAAACAACTATACCTCTTGGTAATTTAGGTAGTATTCAGTTACGTCATAAAATCGTACATGAATTTGGAATACCTGCTTGGTCTATGGATGCTCCTAAGATCGCATCAGAGGCATTATTAAATGCTTACTGTAAGGTTACAGGTAAAGACAAGAAAAGTGTCTCTAAAATGAAATTTGAGGCTCCTACGATTAGATTTGGTGATCTATTTAAGGATATTGATTTTGGATTCCAAACATCCCTATTCCAACAGGTATATAACAGTTGGATGAACAGCGTAAATACCTTTAGTAAGGAATTTGCTGTTATTAACCCGTCTGGTGATGGCATCATGGTTTCATGTGGAGTTGGTGGCTTACATAACCTGCTGTCTAATAAGATATACGAATCAGACGATGACCATATTTTATTAGACATAGATATTGAATCTTTATACCCAGTATTTATTATCAACTACGAAGCATTTGGACTTCCAGAAGTGCTTACCGAATATAAAAAGTTTAAAGAGTACAGGGTAACACAAACAAAACCTATGCTCAAACAGTATAAAGGTAAACCAGAGGAAATTGAATGGCGATTGATTGATGCTTTCTATAAGGTCATTTTGAACGGTGTTTCAGGTCATTTAGATTCTGAACATTCTTGGCTATTTAACAGACCGGGAATAATGAAAGTTAGATGTGGTGGGCAACTAGTTTTGTTGACGCTTATAGAACAATGTCAAATCAATGATATAACGCTTGTACAAGCCAATACAGATGGTTTGACGGTTAGAATACATAAAGACAAGGTTGAACTGTTTAAGTCGATTGTAGAGGCTTGTGAGAAGAAATTCAATGTTAAATTTGAGTATGCTGAATACAAGAAGATGGTATTTAGTTCTGTCAACTCTTATCTTGCTATTGAGACAAACGGAAAGATAAAAGAGAAAGGAGAATTTGTAAGATTACCCGAACTTGGCAACTCAACAGACTTTCTTATTATTCCACATTTGTTACATGATTATTTTGTACTTGGTATTAAGCCGGAAGTAGCAATTTATAACTATACCAATATCTTCTTGTTTTGTGCAAGTCAAAAGGTTGATAAGTCATATCATGTTGAATGGAATAATCAAATACTTCCACAACGACTTAACAGATATTATGTATCTAAGAAAGGAGCGTATTTATATAAATGTAGAGGTGGAAAGAAAAGCCATATGTTAAAAGGGTTTGGTGTACAAATTTATAATAGTCATATCCCACAAGACATAAGCCGATATAATATCAACTACCCATTTTATTTAAAACAAGTAAATGATATGATATGGAACCTTGAAGGATCAACAAACCAAACAAAATTATTATGATAGACGTAAAAGAACTAAGGGAACTATTTAAACAATCAGGTTTTCTTCCTGACGAGTTGATACTTACCTGTTTAGCAATATATCATGGATTAACAGTTAATTTTCCAGATGGTCATTTAATGTGGCTTAGCCAATCAGGTTTCTTACAAAGAACCAGATCTGGTAAGTTAGAACTTTTGATTAAATTGTATGACAATGAAGAAGTTATTGAAAGTACTGAACAACCAATCAGCATTGAATTACATCAACGAATAAACGAGTATAGAAACCTATTTAAAGGTATTAGACCAACAAGTAAAGGGAATAAGCAATCTGTTATAAGAAATATGGAAGATTGGATGTGTGAACATCCAGATATATCTTTTGATACTATTGTTGCTGCAACCAAGTTATTTATAGAAACAAGTCCAGACAAACAATATATTCCTAATGCGGATAATTTCATACTAACAATCAAAAATGGACAACCATATTCTCTATTGGAAATGTGTGTGGAAGATTTTGATGAAACAAAAACGGTAGATACAAAATGGTTGTAACATGCAAAACAATCTCTGGATGGAAATTAATTAAGATTCCAGAAGATATTAAATTTGAAATCTTTCATTATCTAATAGGATATTGGAAATGGAATGAAGAATATCAGTTACTTATTGATCCGTTTAACGTAATACGAAAAGCAGACAAGGATGTTTTCTTACGTTATGTAGGCAAATATCAAAGTGTTTATATGCAGACAAGTAATAAAATATCTGGTATGTTAATAGATCAATTAGAGTTATTTAACCACTGGTACGATGAGCAAGAAAATAGAAATTAAAGATATCAAATCACTTTGTAATGTAGAAAATTCAGAATTGTTATTTGGTATTCCTCTACCGCCTAGACATCAGTGTCCAGAAATTAATAAAATCATTTCAACAGTACGCAATTGTGAAAAAGAAGCAAACTCAATCGAAAAATATGATGATGTTGATGATTGTCATAGTTCAGCATCAGACATTTCATGGGATCTTTCTTCACTTCAAAGTGATGTTGAAAAATTAAGAAAAGAAATAGAAAAACTTCGTAGTTGGGGTGAAGAATGGAAAGGTCTTGCTAAAACGTTAATTGAACATAATCCTAATATTTTGCTATCGGTTATAGAAGATGTATTGCATGATAAAGTAAAAAACTATCTAAATGAAACCAAAATTCATTAGTATTGAAACACTTTTTCCACGGTTATTTAAAGTAATACCCGGTTGGTTAAAAGGTGTGATTCATTGTGTAACTGCTGGAACAGGAGTTGGTAAGACCAAGTTTGTTAAATTTGCATTTCTCTTACACTCATATACTTATTGTAAAGCAAACAATATACCATTTCATTGTTTATGGTTTGCTTTGGAGGAAGATGAAGACACTTTTTGGATAAGCCTATTATGTGATCTAATGTACGAACGTTATGGTTTAACATTAACATACTATCAGTACAAAAGGTTCCATGAAGGACGTACAGAAGAACACAACAGAGTTATACGAGAGTTAGAACCAGAGATCGAAGAAATGAAGAAGTGTATAAAAGTTGTAGATTATGTATCTAATCCAACAGGTATATACAAAACAATTCAACGATTTATGGAACCTCTTGGTATTAGGGAGGATGGTATTATAGATCAAGACGAATTTGGAAACAAATGGTCTTCCTTTAATTTTACTTATCACAATCCTGATACACAAGTAATGATTGTAACAGACCATATCACTCTTGTAACTCCAGAGAAAAATCAATTTAACGATGCTTCTGATAAACATAAGGCTATAGGTAAATTATCTGAATATACAATTAAGTTTATAGCCAAGAAGTATCAGACAATTCCAGTTTTTATTCATCAGCAAGAAGCGTCAAGTGGTAATGCGGAAGATTTAAAAATGGGACGTGCAGAACCTACTTTAGATAAACTTGGTGTAAATAAAATAGTACAGCAAGAATATCAAGTTGTATTTGGTCTTTTTAATCCAGCAGCATGCACTCCACCAATAGATTCTTATGGTGGATATTCGGTTAAGAACTTCGGAGATCATTTTAGGTCGCTTAGAGTTCTAAAACACAGGAAAGGAGCAGTAGATAAGAATATCGGACTACACTTTCATGGAGCAACAAATAAATATACAGAACTTCCACCACCAGTTATTACGATAGATGGGAGAACTGTATTCAACACAGAACTAACACAATTTTATAACAATTAATTTATTTAGAATGACACAAGTCGTAACAAAAACAGTAACAACCAAAATTACCAAAAGTGCAGTAATTGCATGGTACCATGATCCGACCCAAAAAGTTGATGATTTCTGTTCACAGTACCAACTTCCCAATGGTAAAGCAGTAACCAAAAAACATCTTGTTGCTATCCTTGAGCAATGTGGATTGAATTTGACAGAACGCCCAAAGAAAGTGACGATCAAAGAGAAAATTGTCTACGGTGTGGAACTTGTAAATGATACAATAGCAGAACTAGTCAATGATCTTGAAGTTCTTGAAGAAGTTCTTCCAGAACTTGTATCAATGATTGGTGACACTAACGAAGAAGAAACACTTACTCAAGCCTAATGTTTGATTTATCTAATCTACCCAATGAGGAATTTGGCCCTCTAATGCCATCCAGACTTGTTCTTGGTTCACACCAAGGAACAGGTAAAACTGTAGCCCTATCCTTGTTGCCAAAATGCTTAAATCTTGATTTAGAATCAGGCACAGAAGGTTATGGTGGTTTTAACTTTGATCTTCGTAAGAAGATGAATGAGTACAATATGAAACTATCTGCTGGACAAGAACCACTGACACTTCTTGGTACATTTAGAATGTTTGTAAGTTCTTTGAAAGACGCTAATGCCAAAAAAGGAGATTATGTATATGATTTCCTTGGTGTGGATACGCTTACACAACTTCAAAAACTGGCTGAAATCAGGGCTACAAGTAATTTTAACAAGTCTATTATTGGACAAGGAATGATTAAGAAAGGTAGTCCGCCAGTAGCAGATGTTATTAGTGAGTTACCAGAAGGTGCTGGTTATAGGTGGTTATATATGGCTTGGGATGAACTGTATCAAGAATTGAAAGGTTTGGTGCGTTATGGGATTATTTTTCTAGGGCATACCAAGCAGGGAAGTTTGTTAAAGAATGGCACGAGTGTTGCAGCAAAGGATTTGGATTTGACGGGTAAACTGAAAACAGATTTACTTCGTGATTGTCAGGCTGCTGGATATTTGTACCGTAAGGATGCAAATACTGTTATGTTCAATAACGTTGCACAGGAAACAGATTTAATGACTAAAAACAGAGCGCAGCATCTAATGAATGCTGAATTTGTATTTAGTAAGTTTGATCCCACAACAAAAGAATTGACTGTATTTTGGAACCTAATCTATCCAGATTGGGTTAAAGAGCCGATTGTAAAAAAGATTGCTTAATTATTTATTTATATTTTTATTATGTTAGGAAACAAGAGAGAAGAAGGAACGGGGTTTTCTCCCCGTACATTGCTTACAGGCCCACAACAAGTCAAATTTTTGGCAGTAAATCCAGATAGTGCCAAACTCGAACAAATTTACGGTAAAGAACAAACACGGGAACCAAACTATGATTTGGTGGACAAGAACGGTAAAACTTATCGTCCGTGTGTGTTTTATTTCCAAGAAACATCAACAGGTACGATTGTTAATCTTCGAGTTAACATTGGAGAATTGGAAACAACTCCTACAGACAGTGAAGGTAATCCACGTAACTATAAAATTCTTACAAGCACAGGTAATGTTACTTGGGCTGGTAAGAAAGAAGATGGTGTGTTGAATATCAAATCCCAATTTGAAGGTTTAACACCACTTCGTAACGGTGAAGATACGATTATTGCTTTTGTACAAGCCCTTACCGATTTTAATTACAAGTCAGGTCAAGATTATCCAGTACTTACATCAGAACTTGGTCTAACAGCCAAAGATTTGTATGAAGGTAAATATGACGGGTTTAACAACTTGACCGTTGAGTATCCTCTCAACACGTTTATTTGTATGTTTGTTGTTTCGGCAAGTCTGGATACTCCACCAAAGTATTATCAAAATGTCTCGTCTAATCCTGAAATGTTCTTTGCTGATAAGTATGGCTCTGGTGCTGGTGAATTTCATACCAAACGATTGAAAGATCGTCATGCAAACAGTCTTACTGGTGGTCGTGATATGTTCCAAGGATTTTATTATTCCTTTGAGCCACAAGCATTTACCGTAGAAAATTCTCTAGGCGGTGTTCCTAACAATCCTTCAATCCCACAAACCGCAAGTTGGAATGATTGATATTAGGAAATCAGCGTAAAGAAAAGATAAACTACAAAGACCTTTTACATAATATAAATCAGGAAGAAGTATTTCAATCTATATTGGGATATTTCCCTGATTTATATAAAAGGTTTAAAAGTCCTTTTAGGTCAGATAAAAATGCTGGCTGTAGATTTGAATGGAAGAATGGTTATTTGTGTCTTGTAGAAAACACTGCTTATAAAGGAAAACTCTATTGGAATATTTTCAATACCGTGATGGAGATTAAAGCGATAAAATTTTATCAGTCAGTTGAATTCATAGCACAAGGCAGATACACAGGAAGTCCATCAAATCCTATTTACAAGGACAAATTAACAATTAGGTTTACCAAAAAAGATTGGTCTAAAGACAATATGTTCTATCTTCCTGTGGAGGCGCTGGAAAAAGAACATATATATCTTGTGGAAGATTATTGGTCGCATAAGAATGGTATGTGGAAAAAGAATTTCTTACATAAAAATGCTTTATGTATAGCATACCATTTTCCAGAAACAGATCATGTGAAATTGTATTTTCCAGAAAAGATCGAGAACAGATGGTATTCTAATTGCAACAATCAAGACATATTTGGTCTTGATTCATTAAACGAAACAGGTGATTTACTTATTATCAGTAAGTCACAAAAAGATAGGATGACACTTAAATACCATTATGGTTTTGAAAATGTCATTGCTTTACAAAATGAAGGTTGTTATATTCCACAGAATATTGTAGACAATCTAAAATTGCGGTTTAAAGACATTCAAATCATTTTTGATAATGATTTAACTGGATTTGAACAAGCTGCTAAACTATCATCTTTATATAACATTAACTATAAAATTATAGAATGTTCCTATAAAGATCCTTACGAAATGTATATTAACAGTTATAAAATTTTTTGAAATGAAATTTAACGTATTCGGCACAAAAGCATCGGAAAGATTTGCAGGATTGGAACTACCGGAAGATGTAAAGAACTTCGGTCAACTGGTTCAATTCCTTATAACAAAACACAACATTGATGTAACAGGTTTCAAAGTGACTTGGTTTGCAAATGGTGATCCACTTCATAATTCAAGTCCTGAAACAGCAATGGCATCCATTCCTATAACGGACGGATTCTCTATTGCTCTTACCCCACATACAACCAATAAGGGTTTGGGGTATAATGAAATGAAATCCTTTGTAAAGGAACAACGTCAAAAAGCAATTAATGCTGGTAACAAGCATATTGTTGAATTGATTGGTGATTATTCGCGTCTTACTGCTGCACAAATGACAGCATTGTATAACAGGCTTCAACCTACTAATACAACAGCAACAGTTGTAACAAACAATCAAACCAGTACAACCAGTACAAATGAACTTGCTAATATGGAAGCACGGGTAGGTCGTTTGGAAGTAAAACTTCAAACACTTGAAACTCGTATTTCTGCTTTAGCAGACCGTTTGGCAGATGTTGACGAACTGGAAGAAGATGAAAATGATGAACTGGAATATGAATCCAGTGATCCAGAGCCTGTAGTTCAAAGACCTACTGTAGTAGAAGTACCGGATGATATTCTGGCTTATATGCAATCAAAAGGTGTAAGATAATTGTCTTTAAAAAAGGGGTTAGCAATAACCCCTTAATTTTTGTTTTATGACAAAAGAAAAAATCAAGAGTTTTGTATCTGATATAGAATTTTTCTCAAGACAAATAAAAGAAGTTGATGATTTTGCTGATTGGTTATTTGAGTTTCTTGAAGGGTTGGGTTGGGAATGGGATTGTTCAAGTACAGTTATTGTATTAAAATATCCTGATTCTTTTTGTACTAATGTTTATGGTCAAAAAACACCTATAACAGATTTGTATGTAAAGATTGACTATAATGGAGATGTTGAAATGAGACGATGTAGTTTTACTTATGCACAAGAAGCAAGTAGATATCTTCATTCTCATGTAAATATGCAAACACAATTATATAGTTGGTCATCATCTATATGTTTTGGCCCTAACATGTCTTTTAGAGAATCTAGTTTACCGTTTGACGAACAGTTGATAAGGATAGTATCATTACTTCCAGATTTCATTGAAACAGAATCAACAAACCATAGTCCATATTCATACATTTCCAAATTACCTCTTTATTCAAATCAATATAGAGATGTAGTAATGATAGGCCGGGTATCTGATTTTATCAGTAAAGTTCCCATACAAGTATCCTTACCAAGCATTAATGGTGCTTACCAAATATCAATAAGTGCTGATAAAGAACTAACAGATAAATGGTTAATAGAAAATAACTTTATAGGTTATTTTGTTAACAATCTTTGGTATAAAGATTGTATAAATGAAGACAAACCAGAAACAAGAAGGCCAATTGCTTTCAAGTTTCGAGATGAACCTGTTGATCTGGTAATTAAATCAGATACAACAGATACAGTAAATACAGCAAATAAAATACCTTGCGAAATAGCAAGGCAAGAAATATTAAAAAACGTTTATGACTCAATTATCAACTCAACCGATTTCTGGAAAGAAATCATCTCTAGCACTGGTATACTCTAACATTAAAGTGCCAGTAAAACTGACAAAACCATTCATAGATGCTTGCCAAGCAGCGTGTAACAAGTTTCCAAACATTGAATGGTCGGGAATTTGTTTCTATAAACTATTTAATGTTGAATCTGTTCAACAATTGAATATTGAAATATTTGATTTCTTGCCGTTGTCTGCTGATACAGCAGCACATACAGGATTCACGTATGACGCTACTTATCTCCAATATTTAATGGAAAGAGGTCAAGATCCAATGACTGTACAGTTGGGCGATATACATTCTCACAACAGGATGGATGTATTCTTTTCATCAACAGACAACCAAGACCTAGCAGACAACACACAATACTATGACTATTTCTTGTCGGTA